ACTGCATTGTTAGTAACATTATTTGTAGTCTTTCTAGAATCTTCCTCAACATCCTTAAGTTTCTTTTGCAAATCAATCAACTTGTCGGTAGTATCAGCAACACTCTTAATTAACTGTCCAGCAACCTCATATGCTCTTGGACTACCTCCTTCACTTGCTACTTCCATAATGCCGTTAATTGCCTCCTGACCCTTTTCTATAAGGGAATAAAGGTTTGCACGACTATATTCATAATCTTTATCTAAATGCCCCTCACGAAAGGTTTCTGTGGGTTTAGAGAGTGATTTGGTGTGTTCTACTTCAACAATATCACTTGTCTTATTGAGTGCATTGTCTAATGATTCATAATTATTGGACATAATTATCAGATGTCAATTTTTTTGGTTGGACTATATTCTTTGGAATTTCCTAAGTATTCCCACTGTTCTGTAAACCCAAAGTCATCATCAGGTTCTGCATTAATTGGATCAGGAACAGCAGTATATCTCATTTCACGTTTAGCAGTTTGAGTATCCGTATCATTATATAAATCCACTTGAACCTTACGAATGAGACCCTCCGTAGATTCTGCGATAGGACCAAACATGTATGTTTTTGCAGTGAATCTTAAAGTATAAATGAGTGCTCTTCTTGTACTAAAATCACCTTCATAATCATCTTGCATGTCAATACTATCTAGTACGATTGGAATATCTTTCTTTTCTCCAATAGAATCAATTAAATTTACAGTTAAATTGAAAGATGGTTGAAAAAACGGAAGTATTTGTTCGATGATTTGTAAAGCATCATCATTGAGTTTTGAATATATATTCAATTCAAACATAATGTTATATGGAACTGGCATGAATACTTTTTTTACATTTCCGTTATCATCACATGCCTTAAATGTTTGAGTGATGCTTGTTTTTCTTGTTGGATCATATTGAATGCCCATCATTTCAAATGACATTCTTGGCAATGTAATTGCAACCGGTTTTGATAATTCTTCTTGTTGCTGAATTTTTGCAAGAAACTTTTGTGATGGACCATAAGATAATCCAACTTTAGATTCATCAATTACATTTTTATTTTTATCTAAATGCCTAATATAAATGTTATCAAAAAGTGTTCCAAATCCAACAATTGTTCTTCTTATAATTTCGTGGTAAAAATAAGTTCCTAACATTATACTTCTCCAAATGGATTGCTTTCAGTAAAATCTATAATATCATCTCCTTCTTTTTCAAATATTTCATTTCTATCATAAGAATCATCATAATTGTCATTGTCATATGATTTAAGTATATAGGTAGCAGAAGAAGCAGTTCCAATGATAGATTCTCCTATAAAAAATTGTCCGTCATTGATAGCAACTCTAAGTTCCCCTAAAGGATTGATAACATTAAGATCACTGCGAAGTTTATAATGCCTAACTTCTGCAGTTGTTCCAGAAAGAGATCCAATAACAGTTTCATTATAAGAATAAGTTCCACCAATACTCACAGTAGATGCGGAAGATATTTGAACAGTTGGTGCTTCAGTATATCCAGATCCGGCATTTACAATTTGAATTGATGATATTGTTCCATTAATAGGATTGAATTCTGCTCTTGCAGTTGCAGTTGTTCCTGGTCCAGGTGTTCTAATTGTAGTCAGACCAACCCTAATATATGAATTTCTGTTTCCACCATCAATCAGAAGAACATCTCCAACTTCATAATTTTGACCACCTGTTGCGAATGATAGACCACCAGTTGCACCAGTGATTGCTCCACTTGATTGGGTGACAGTTAGTGTTGCTCCACTTCCACTACCCCCAGTTAAGTTATAAGTTCCAGGACTATATCCAGAACCATTACTTCCAGTTACGGTTCCTCCAGCATTAGAAATATAGAATTCTGTATTCCAACTACCATATAAAACACCACGATATGGTGGTGGATCCTCAAACGTTACTGTTGGTTCTATACTATAATTGGAACCTACATCAGTGACAGTAACAAATTCAACCGCACCATCAGCAACTATACACGTTGCAGCAGCGCCACTTCCATTTCCTCCAGTGATAGTAACTAATGGGGGTTCATTTACATTATACCCACGACCACCAAATGTGAGTCTTATAGATTCTACGGATTTTACATTACCAATGGATGTTGTGATTGCTACAGCTTTTGCATCATCTGCAGGATTTCCACTTGGAGATGGAGTAATCGTTACAGTTGGAGTTGCGGAATAAAATGAACCATCATTTGTAAGTACAACTTTACTAACAACACCATCTCCAATTGTTGAAGTTGCTGTTGCTGTCACTCCAACACCTGCTAAAGTTAATGTCGTGATATATCCAATATCTTCTACAAGTTTATCAATTGCATCAATATCGGTGTCAATATCTTCGTTTTCATATTCGAAAAGTTCGCAGTCAAGTTCGTAAACATAATTTTTACCTAATTGATAAAATGGTTTTTCATGTTCAATTCTCTTAACTTCAAATAATCTTTCACCAAGAGGAAAATAAATCAAATCTCCTTCTCTTGGTCTAGATGTTAATAAAATTTCCTGATCAGTAATATTGCCCTTATCAATTCCAGTTTGTATTCCATCCAAAAATGGTGCTATAAATTCTTCAAATCTTTCTCTGGAAATAATTAATTTAATCTCATTTTTAAGTCTTACCCCAAATTTTGTCATCAAATCACTTCCAGGTGAATATCCTTCATAATTATCAAGATATGCCTCAATAATGAAATTATCATCAAATTTGGAAGTCTGCACCTCATTAAAAATATTATCAGTATTAACAAATTTTCTAGGAAGATAATATATTTCAACTCCATAGATTTTCAACTGTTCGTTGATTAAATCTTGTACAAGATATTGTTCGTTTGATGAACCCTGTAAGAAAAATGGATTTAATGCCATGATTAACCGATCATATCCAAAGGTGGTAATTCATACTCATTCATCATTCTCGATTTAATATCTTCAAGTTCTCTTTGTGCATCTTCATATATTTGCCTTCCGTTTAACTCAATTCCTCCAGGAAGTTTGACACCATTAAATTTAATTAAATTTTGACCCCACTGCCTCTTAATCATTGAAGTTAAATATTTCTTTAAAAAGCTATCATTATATACTTTAGTAAATTCTGCTGGATCTAAAGCTCTATAGCAATCAATTACAAAGAAAATATCTTCATTCTGAGATTTCCAATCTATATCAAGGTATAGTCTATTTTGCCTTTTATTGAATCTTATTTGCTTATCTGTTGTCAGTAAGAAATCAATATCTTCAAGATATGATTTGGTCATAGAATAAGTCAACAAATCAACAGAGTTAAAATAATATAGGTCATTTAAGAATAACTGATATTTGATGCTAAACATTCCACCAGAAATACTGCTAGTATCAAATTTAAATATCTTTTCAACGCCAATTACCGAGTCTGGAACTTGAATGTAATTCGAATTCTCATAAAAATTAAATGTTGTTGCAGTACCTACAATATTTGAAGTTCCTGTAGTTGTTACAATCCCAACTCCATCAGTTCCACCTGCAGTTCCTCTATCAATATCATCTTGACTAACTTTATATTTTAAATACATTCTTTCGACACCATCAAAGTGCCTTTCATTAAAATATTGAATTGCATCATCTACCAAATCATCAATTTGTTCATCAGCGACATTAATCTCTAAAACAGGAGCACCTAACTGTCTTAAACAATAATCAATTAATTCTTGTCTTGTGGTTGGTTTAGTCATTAATATTCTCCTCCATCAATAGTAGTTGTCCATACAGGAGTTCCAATTCCTGCTGTTTCAGTTGTTAATATATAATTACTTGTGGTTATGAAACCTACAGTGCTTGCAGTACTGACAAGTTTTCCATCATTATCAAAGTATGCAATTCCATTTGGTCCACTATAATCATTTTCATCATAATATAATCCCTCTGTAACGGTTACAAATCCACTTACATTGACATTATTTTGAAATGTTGATACACCTGTTACTATAAGATTTCTAGTTGTGGTTAAACCTAGAACGTTAAGATCTTCTCGAATTGTTCCTTTTCTAAAATTAAACTCATCAATTACAAGGTCATCAGCAACATAAAGGTCACCACCAACATAAACATCTCCTCCAGTTGTTGTAATTCCTCCTGATGATGCTAAAGTAGTAATTCCAGATACAAATAAATCTCTGCTTACTACTAAATCATTATCAATACTTACTGAATCTTGAACATCCAGATCATTTAAAATATTAACAGCAGCATTAATATCAACATTAGAATTAAATGTCGATAATCCAGTAACTCTTAAATTATCATCAATCCTTACTGAATCTTGAACATCTAGATCATTTAAAATATTAACAGTAGCATTAAAAGTGGATGTCGATGAAACATCTAAAGCAGCATTAATATCAACATTAGAATTAAATGTCGATAATCCAGTAACTCTTAAATTATCATCAATTCTTATTGAATCCTGAACAACCAGATCGTTTAAAATATTAACCGCAGCATTAATATCTACGTCAGATTCAAATACAGCAATACCGGTTATGGATAATCCAAGACCAACATTTAAATTTTTAGCAATTCCAACTCCACCACTAACAATTATTGCACCATTTGTTGTGTTTGTTGAATCGG